CCCGGCAGGGAGTCGGAGGAGTCACCGCAGAAGCAGCGCGCCGTGACGAGGTTCTGCGGCCACACTCCCATCCTCTCCCTCACCGACTCTTTCGTGACGACCGCCTTCAGCGTGGGTGACCAGACAGTCACTCGATCGTCGACTAATTGTAAGTAGTCGTGATCCGAAGAAGCGATGAGCACCCGTGAACCGGAGTACGAGTATTTTGCGAGATATCCGATGACGTCGTCTGCCTCGCAGTCGGAGACGTAGATCTGGCGGATGGGCAGATTCCTCATCACGTGGACGAGAAGTTTCACTTGCCAGTTCTGGTTCTCCACCGTGTCGGGAATGTCACCCTCGTGAAACCTGTTGAGTTTCACGGGACGCCGGCGCGACTTGTAGTCCGGATAGATCGCCCGGCGCCTCGATGAGCCGCCGCCCTCCCACACGACCACGCACTCTTTCGGGCGGTGAGTCGAGATGAGAGAGTTCAGCGACTGTAGGAAGCCGACGACAGCTCCCACGTGCTGCCCTTCGGCCATCAGCGGATTTGCACAAAAGTTTCGAATGAATAGGTTCAGCTAAAGACCGTCAATCAGAAGAATTTGTTTCTGATCGACGGTCACCTCCTGAGAATTCTGAGACTGCATTGTCTATCGCCTCTTCAAAGTTTTGAAGTAGATCATTTTGCCAGATTGTGATGACATTATATCCAGACGATATGGCTAATTCAATTTTTCTTTTGTCTCTTTCCCAGACGTCTCTTGCAAAGAGTTTTCTGTGTCTGTCGAAATAGTCTGCTTCGTAGAAAGAAGGATTGAAATGCCAATAGTCGCCGTTGACCTCAATCAAGAGGTTCAATTCTTGAATGAAGATGTCGTAAACTCTATTTGAGACGCGAAATGAATGTTCGCAGTCATATCTTTTAGAGAGTGAATCTAACACCCGTATCTCCAGGCCGCTTCTCCACAACCCAGTCAGATTCGAATACTTTCCAAGTTTCCAGCGCTCTGCTGTTGCTGCTGCGCACTTTAAGCGAGTTTCATCTGAGTGGTGTTTTCCCTCGATCCAATTCTTCCCTCCACTGCTATAGAAGACAATCTTTTTACGTCGCATAATTTCGCGTGCTTCAGCAGTGTGGGGCTTCTTTCGAACGCCTGTCATCTTTTTAGAAAAGATTTCATACGCTCCATTTTTTAATTTTGTCTCTTTAGCTTTTTGAGCCCCCATTCTATAAGAATCTTCGCTTCTCAAAGGGCCCTTTTCTTCTATTCTTCTTTTCAAACCTTCTGATACTTTTTTTCTATTTTCAAGAGTTCTAACTTTCCCTTTGTTCGCTCTAGATATTTTTTCTCGACGCTCTTGAGAGCAGGGTCCACGTATGCTGCCTTTGTTCACAAGAACACTTGCAGCATTTGCTCGCGCCATCCCATTTTTCTTCGCTACTTCTGCATATTTTTCTTCGCCGAGACGGGATTTGAGAATCTTTATTGTTTTATTACGCCCAACCCCCCAGAGTCCCTTTATCTCTTCAATCACTGCGCCTGACAGAAAACACTCTATCCCGCTAAGGATGAGCTCGTCACTCAAGTTTTCATATGTCATCTGCTACCTCCACATATAAATATGGAGGTAGATCAGCAGATATATAACTTACGAACTACTCCGGAGAGACGTCGAGACCCGACTCGCTGAGCTGATCGGCGAGGGCGCGGACGTCCTCGTATGACTCGGGATCGATGTCGATGTCGGCCGCGGTGACCGAACTCTTCACCATCACCTTCTCGAGCATCGTCTCGAACCAGGGCGCCGCCTCGGGATCTCGCATCACCTTGTCCCTGAATTCCACCTTGTAGAATTTCTTGTCGACGATCACCTCGCCGTCGGCCGTCGCGACGTTGAAGTATTTCCAGGAGCCCGTGCCCTCGACGTTGATGACCGTGCCGTCGTCGAGTGTCACTTTTCCCGTCTCGCGGAGGAGGTCGAAGAGTTCCTCGTGTTCCTCGATACCCTTGCCGAAGATGATGCGGAAATTCGCCGAGCGGAAGGGCGGGCCGACCTTGTTCTTGATCGTCTTCGCCGAGACGTTGATGCCGACGACGTTGTCGCCGTTCGTCTTGATCTGCTGTCCCGCGCCGAGGCGGATGCGGACTGAGGAGTGGAACGGGATCGCGTTGCCGCCTGGGACCGCCGTCGGGTCGCCGTAGAGGACACCGATCTTCGTGCGAATCTGGTTCAGGCAGACGAAAAGGACGCTCTGGTCGCCGATGACTCCCGTGATCTTTCGCATTCCTTTCGAGATCACGCGGGCCTGGAGGCCGATGGTGTCCTTGTCGTAGGCGCCCTCGAGCTCGGCCTTTGGCGACGACGCGGCGACGGAGTCCCAGATGATGGTGATCGGCACGTTGCGAGAGACGGCCTTCGCCTTCAGGATCGTCTTCTCCGCGATGTCGAAGACTTCTTCCGTGCAGTGAGTGTCGACGTAGACGAAGCGCTTCGAGATGTCGACGCCGAGGGACTGGAGGTTCTCGGGGTTTGTCGCGTTCTCCGTGTCGATGTAGACGACGATCCCGCCCATCTGCTGGGTGGAGCGCGCGATGTGGGTCGCGATGTGGGACTTACCGATCGAGGGGGGACCGAAAATCTCGATGATCCGACCCTCCGGGAGCCCGCCGTTCCGACGGTTGGAGATGATGTAGTCGAGCTGTCGCGAGCCCGTCGAGATCCATCGCTTCACGTGAGTGGGCGACTGGTCAGACGAGAGGTTGTAGGCGACCCGGTGGCCGATGTCCTTGTTGAGGGAGTTGATGAGATCTGCAGTGAAGTCGTCACTGATCGCGGACTTCGATGTCGACTTCGGGGCGGGAGCGGTGGCTGTGTCTGTCGTCTCGTCAGTGACGACCTTCTTTTTCGGCGGCATTCTTCTCTCTCCTTGTGAGTTATTGTAACTTGAAGTTGAAACTGTTCACCCAGGCCGTGATGACCTGGGTGATTGATTCTCTCAACGAGGATGAGAACTACTCGAGATCGGCGAAGGCGTCGTCGAGATCGTCGAAGGTCTTCGACTTCGGCTTCGCAGCCCGCCCGCCGCCACCGCCCGAACGAAGCGCGGCAATGTCGCTGTCAATCGTCTCGGAGGTCGCCGGAGCGCTCGGACGGGTCTCGGTCCGCTCCGTCACGGAGGCCGTGGGCGTGCCGCCCGTGAGCCAGTCGTTCACGCGCTTCTCGATTTCCTCGACGGAGGCGTGCTCGTCGTAGTCTTCCATCCGCGGGATCGTCGAGAGCCACTGGCGGGTCTGGTTGGGATCCTTCGAGAGGGGCGTCTGAGTGGCGCGGGGAGTCACCTTCGTGTCGGCGAAGGTCTTGCCGGGCTGCTTCGAGACGGAGACCTTGATATCTCGACCGGTCTCGACGTCGGTAATGTCGCCGTAGTCATCGTCGAGCATCAGCTTCAGGAGGTCCTGATAGATCATCTTGCCGAAGGACCAGAGGCGGACGCCCTTCTCTTCCTCGCCGCGGACGACGACGGCAGCAGTCGTGCGGAGTTTCGGATAGAGTTTCTTGGCAAGCTCGCGACTCGCATCGGAGCCGTCATCGCGCAGTTTCTGGATGAGCTCCTGGATGGGATCCCGCTTGCCGAACTGGTGGGGCGAGAGGATCGCGGGCGCCTTGTCACCGCCGATGCCGTAGTAATACCACCGGTCGACGAACGGTTGGCCCTCGTTGTTCGGGAACGCGATGATTCGAACTTGGTAGTCCTTCCCTTCTTCGGGGCGCCACGTGACGGCGGACTTCTTGTTCTGGCCAGAGAGTTGGCCGAGCTTGCGGCGGATTGCGTCAAAGTCGATTGCCATTTTGTTTTTTCCTGTCAGTTGTTTGGGTGTTGTTTGAGTGTCCGGAAACGTCACCCCTTCCGGACACCTCAGTGTGGAACCAACCACATTGAGATTGTATGAATCGTTCTTAGTTGTTCAAGGGTCGTAGCGAAGGAACTTTTCGACCTCTCGCTGGTTCTTGAAGGGAGACTTCGCCCCGCCGAAGGACCGCGCGAGGCACTCGACAGAGTCCTCGTAGGTATCGCTGCGCTCGCGAAACATATTCGTCTCCAGATTGTCTGGAATTCCGTTGTCGTTCACGTCGACGAAGGGACCGATGGCGATGGCGACGGTGTTCACTTCATTCACTCGCTTTCCCTTTCGACGGGGCTTGCGGCGGCGGGCGGGATAAGTCGCATCGACTCCCAGGGGCATCACGGGTCCGCCGCCGAGAGCAGCGACACCCGAGAACTCTTCGAGCTCCCGGGTCTCTTCTTCAATGATCTCCCGAAGGAGCTGACGCAGTAGTCTTTCCATTCCCTTAATTAGGCTTGAGCGCGCTAATCCACTGTCGAGACTGTGACAAAAGGACAGAAAGTTGCGGCTCGGAGCCGAGATAGAACCTGTTCTCTTCCCGTGAGGGACCGCCGGCAGTGGCGATGGCGACCCACTCATCGGCCGTGAGACGGACACCGAACTCCTGGAGGAGCAGGAGAGACCGGTGAGCGACGGGCATCTTCGGGAGGTTCTCGTTGTAGCGATAGAGTCGGCCCTGTTTCCGGTGCCAGTCAGAGTCCTGCGGGATGAGGTAGTCATTGCCCTCAGAGTCGCCGACCATTCCGAGAGAGTGGAGGAGTCCCACTCGAATGACGGACTCTGCCGGAATGTCGAGTCCCATCGCCTTCGCGATGGTCCGCATCTGCTGCGTGACAGCCATCGAATACTCGATGAGTCCGCCGGGATGGGTCCAGGGTTCTGTCTCTAGCAGAGACCCTGGCGTGAGGATGAGCCGCTCGCCGAGCTTGTCGAGCAGGGTGGAGAGGGAGCCGCCGTCACCGGTGGCTGTGGTGAGAAGTCGCGAGAACTTCTCGTAGCGGGCCTGGAGGAGTGTTTCATCGAACATACGGTTATCATACCCTGGGATTCAGGGTGTTCAACGAACCTCGACTCGAACGAGAAATTTCTCACCGTCCTCTTCAAAGACCTGATAGTCTACCTTGCTGGGATCGATGTCGAGAATCTTCAGCTTCGCAGCTGCGTTGATCGTCGCTTTCACGTAGCGCGGCGCCTGGTAGGGTGAGATTGCCGCGCGGTCGATAGGTGAGAGGTTCGTGCTCGATCTCTTGCCATCCTCGTCCTCGTCCTCTTCGCTCTCGCTATCGAGGACCCTGATGTAGATCTCGACAGCCTTGTTGGAGAGGGCTGTCGGGTCCTCGAAAGCGAGAGCGACGGTCCTGTTGTCGGCAAAATTCTCGATGACTTCTTTGAGCGTCATCTTGCCGCCGTCCGTCGGGAAGCCGAGACGCTTCAGGAGCTCGGCCGGATTCGTGTCGGCGAGACCGAGCGCCTCGCGAGCGCCGCGACTGATGCCACCGAGGCGCTTTCTCACGCGTGCCTCGGCGAGAATCTTCCGTGTGTAGTGTCGAATGAATGTGTCGGTGTTCATAACGATAACTATACTGTTCACTCCAGTCCATTCAGAGAAAATGGGAAGTGTCCGAAAGGGGAAACATTTACCCCCTCAGCTGTGATCTCTGAGACTCTCTGGATGTTCCCGGGAGGGACGTCGAGAAAGAGAGCGTCGTGGACAAGGAAGAGCGGGTCGGCGAGGGGACCGAGGCGCTCGGCGAGACTGCTGAAGCCGAGGAGACAGACGTCGACGGCGGACGACTGCACCCAGTGGGGAATGAGGTGACGCTCGTCCTCGATGTGGAGGGGACGTCCGTAGGCGTTCCGACCCTTGCAGGCGAGGATCGCTTCCCTGAGCCTCTCGACCCTGAAGTGCTCGCGGACCTTCGTGCGAACGTCGACGGAGACGCCCTCGCTGGAGGCGGCGCCGTAGAGGAAGGAGAGGGTCGCGATTTTCGTGCGAGCGCGGGACTCGCCCATCTTGCGAGCCATTTCCTCGTAGACGTCGCCCTCTGCGGGACGACCGACGGCGTAGAGGGCGAGGCGGGGCTCGAGAGAGACGAAGTCCACGCTGAGGATGCGGCCGCCCGGGTATCGAGATGTCACGATGCTGCGGTGTTCCTTCGACAGCGTGAGGACGCGCGGGCCATCGATGACCTTCAGGCGACCCGTCTTCGTGGAGTGGTCATACCTCACGGGCGGAGCGGTCGAGCCGCGAGCGGGAAGGAACGACGCGAGGGGCGCGCCGCCATCGATGAGGGACCGCACCCGTGTCTCGTTCACTCGAATCGGCTGCAGGGACTCGAGGATGCGCCGACCCCTGACGAGGGTCTCCACGTAGCCCGTCTCCTCGGCCTCCTCGACGATGGGAATGACCTTGCGCCGCCACCTGTCGACAGCCGCGGCGAGCCCCCGGGGACCGAGGGCGAGGGACCAGTCGATGTCCCCGCTGCCGAGCCACGTCGAGTAGGCCGCCAGGTAGGAGGGATCGATGAGGGGCGGGAGCTCGCCGCCGAATGCCGTGAGGATGTCCTCGAGACCGAGGGCGATCGTCGAGGGCGAGCCCACGGCGTACGAGTCGGGCGGCGGCTCATCACGAGCGCGGACCCTCTCGCGGACAGAGATGAAGCGGGAAGTTCCAGTGAGCGACGGGTGCAGCGTAATTTCTCTCATAGAGAGACTGTATTCTGCTAGATGAGAATTTACTAGTCTTTAATGCCGGAAGGTCCCGTAAGAATGATTTTTATCTGAGAAGTGATCGTGCCTGAACCGCTTTTTTGTTTCACGTTCGCGATGATCGAGTCCGACGATTTCGATCTGATGTAGGGGATTTCATAGAAGTAGGCGCCGGTCGAGGCAGCATTCAAAACTTCTCTTTCAGTCGCAGAGTCGCTTCTCACGATTTCAATGTTGGAATTTTCTTCAAATGAATATTTGACAATTCCTGTTGGCGGTGACGGTGAAGAAGACCAGATCCTGATCGCGCTCGGATAGCCGTCGATGTATTTCGGATCATTGAGCACAGCCAGAGTGATCCCGGAGGCCAGAGTCTCCCAGTCACTTTCTGGTGTCGCCGACGGCGGTGTAGTGTTAGCTGACTGTTCCGATTCCCCAGAAGCCTGTTGAGCCTTTGCAGCTGCTATGTCGACAGCACGCCTGTCAGAATTGTAGATCCCGTATGCGCCCACGTTGATGATGAACTTTGCGCTCGTGCTGAATTCTCCCGGATTGAAAGTATGCGTGACGCTCGTGCAGGCGTAGATGTTGTCGACTGTCGTTCCTGTCCCGAAATCGATGTAGACTGACTGTCCAAAATTGATGAGCGGACAGCCGAGCATGTCCATAGTGACTTCAGTGGGCGTCACTATCATCGGCAGTCCCTTCTTGCGCGTAGACGCGGGTGAATCGCTCTCTGACTCGTCTGACTTGATGATGTTTATCGTGGCGAGAGCGGGGTCTGAGATGCTCGATACCGAAATGTTCTTGATCATCCCGGCGCTGTTGCCGTATCTGATGACCGGAAGTCCCTCTGCGATGAATCTTTTCACTGCTGCGGGCGACGAGGGTTCGAAGAGTTTCGTAAGATCGATTCCACGATAGGTCTTATCGCCCGCTTTGACAATAGCCCCTCTCTTTTCGAGTTCATTAATGAGACTGTTCCTGTTCTTGTCAATACTGCCCGGCTGCAGGTCTGCCCACGCTGTGTTCAAATCAGGAAACCCGGGCTGCGAACCGCTGTTCAGGGCCTGCGAATCGATGAGGAATGATCCGTCAGTTCTCGTTGCGTTGACAAGCTCAGAGTATTCCAAGAAAGGCGAGGCCGACTCATCGGTGACGTGAATCCTGAGTATGGTCTTCGACTCGTCTGCGACGTGGGGGACACACTCAAAATTGACCTGCAATTTTGGCATGACGAATTTGGAGTCGGCGATGCCCGCATTTACGAGGATTTCCTCGATCTTTGTCGAGCCTCCCTTGACAAGGTCGCCTTCCTTGTCATACTGCGCCGAAAAACCATACGCAGGATAGCTCACGCTTCCCACGTGATTCTGACCGATGAGAGCGACGAGCATCGAAGCGCTCACCTGGATGTTCTTTTTGTAGAGTTCCTTGATGTCATTCTCGAGCTTCTTCTTGTCGAGGGGGAACGCGGCCATCGATAGTCCCCTGACATACCCTGCGCGTGGGTTGATCTTTCCGAAGATGAGCTGTATCTCGTCAAATTTTGAAGACTTGGAGAGAGGAAGAGCGACAGCTCGCAGCAGGAGCCTGCCGAGCGAGATAGAGCCGCCAGCGTAGTCTTTGGTGTTAGATCCCGGCCATTTCCAGGGGGTGGTGCTGTCGCTTGACTGTGCAATGTCTCCCGTAGGAGGGAAAATTTCATCTTCGTTAAAGAGTTCGTTTATTATGTCCCCGGCTGCAACAGCACCGGAAGCCCTGACGTCTTCTGACGTCTTGATCAAATTCGACAAAGCTGTCGCCACGACAGCTGATGGTTTGCCTCCCGTCTTGTTCAGTTTCTCGACCTCACTCTTCAATGTCGCGAAGCTGCTCTCATCGAGTGAGACGCCACCGTCATCGGACGATGCTGCGCTGAGTATCGATTCGCTGAGCATGCTCTCAATCGTCGCATTTGTCGATATCGCCTTGTTGATAGAATCAAGAAGCTCCTTGATCGTCTGCGCAGAATTCTTGTTAGACTCTGCCGAGATATCATAACTGCGAGCTTCGAAGGCGCCCTTGGTGAAGAGGCTCAGGCTGATCGTCACTTGGCCCGCGTCGTCGAACTGGAATGACGAGTTGGTGACGCCGAATTTCTCTTTGCACTTGAGAGAATCGACGAATTGAGAGAAGACGTCGTCTTGAAGCGCGAAGCCTGTCAACTTTTTATTGACTTCATCTAATTTGGCGTTCTTGGAACCCGGATCGATTGACCACCCGTATTCAATTTCGACTTCTGTGCTTGAGTATGCTCCGGGTTTCACTAGAGAGGCGACTTCCGCGAGTCGTCCTCTGTCGTGAAGTGTCACGTTCATCGACGCGTTCTTGTATGACATCATACCCGCGCCCGCAGACACGATGTCTAGCGTGAGACTGTTGAGCGTGAGCAGGGGACGAAACCTGTCGACCGGGCGCACGGGAAACAGGTTGCTGTCGTTGATGTCATCGAGATTGGACACGAGTGTCTGCGGCATCGTGAAGAGTTCCATCCCGCCTGGACGAGGCTCGCCAGCGCTCGTCGAGCTGCCCTGCAACAGCATTGCGAGCGTGGGCTCTGTCTCACCGACAATGGGAGCATAACCTCGCAAATACCTGATTATGTTGAAAGAGTTTGCTGTCTTGACGCCGTTGTTGCGGGGCTGGACGATGTCGCTTGAGTAGACCTTGACTGCCACGTAGGGGACAGCGCGTGAGATGATGTGTGTCGGTATGATCGACGAGAAGATGGAAAGACCCGTCGTGTCCCTCACCTTCGTTCCCACGCGGGGCTCGAGAATTTCGATGACGCTGATATCGGGAGCGCTTTTTGATCTTTCTGCGCTGTCTTTTTGCAAAGAATAAGTCTCAGGAAGATAATAGAGCCATTTTTCATCCCCGATGCCTTTCGTTCCGAAAGATCTCGCTCCGCTTATGATACCAGCAGCTGTCGAAATTTTATTGCGACTTATTCGCTTACTCGGTATTGTGAACCTGACAAATTCTCTCAGGCGCTGGGCTTCAGAGTTTTCGAGAACATTCTGATTATTAACATCCTTGCTACTGAGAAACTCATCTATGTCATTGATAATCTCGTCGGTAAATTTTCCGCCGTTGATCAGGTCCGTGATGCTCGAGAGAATGCCAGCGAAATCGCCAGGGACAGGCGTAACTGTAGTATTGGCTGCCGCCGCCTCCGCAGTTCCTGCGAGAAGTCTGCGAACAAACTCTTCTCCGTTCACCGCAGGGACAAATCGCTGCAGTTCCGAGACGGCATTCTCGTAGAGCTCCTTTCTGCTCGCCATCAGACAATTCTCCGTGCCTGTTGGAGATCCGGGATGAGGATGCGAGTCCCCGGTGGCACCTGCAGCGCCCAACCGATTCCCGATGCCGAGGCAATGAGCCACCAGAGAGTCGAGTCACCGTATTCTGCCCCCGCGATCGTGTCGAGCCGCTCGCCCTCCTGCGTGTTGCGCTCCTGGTAGGGCAGCGTCCCGGCCTCGATGGCATCGCGCAGGCGTCCGGGGGCGCGGGATGCGCCGCGGGCCTGGCCGAACTGGTAGACTGTCGAATCGGTGTATCTTCTCAAGCGGACCTCACTTCTTGCTCAGCGCTGAGTTCATATTGATGTCGGCCTGTACGAGTTCTGGGAAGTGACGCCGACGGGTGACGTCGCCCACGGGATAGGCAGAGGCCCGAGAAGTGCCGTCGGCGGCGAGACCCAGCGGGATGTCGTGGATGGGTAGGAACGTGACGCTCACCCTCACCATATTTGGAGCGCGACTTCCACGCTCGACAGTCCAGGTGTTCTCCGTGTCGCCGTATTCTAGACCGAGGGACTGGATGAAGCCCGCGAGACCTCGACCACCCGATCCCTGTTCAAAGGATCGAACGACGGGATTTTTCAGGGGATCGAGGAAGTCGTTGACAAGACTGAGCGTCGATACATTGGAAGTTTGGGGCGTAGGGGTGACGGGCTGCTTGATGTGATACGAGTCGAGTATCTCGATGTCATCCGTCGAGACCTCTACAAAAGTGTAAGTGACCGTATCACCGATAAGAGGATCGTGACTAAATCCACCGTTGATTTCGACGATAACGTTAGACTTCGTTGAGAATCTCTTCTCTCTCTCTATGTAATACTTGATTTTTCCAAGAAGTTCCCGCTCTGCTCTTATCTTTCTTGGCACTGTGTTCCCACTGCCTCCAAGACCGCCCGGGCTTGCGATACCACCGAATTTGTATCGACCCGGTTTGACCCTGACATTGACAGGTGGGGTTATCTGAGCTTCGATATTCGCTCCAAGAATAGCAAGAATTTCATTGTTCGTAAGGACTCCGTCGATTTCATTGAGATTGGCTAGTTTGCTGTTCGTAACTTTGAGAGCGCTCGTTCCTGGATCTGGGACTCCCGAGCTTGTTGTTGTCTTGATTATTTCCGCGTAGTCTCCGTCGGGTGTCTTGTCGTCGCCGTCGACTTTGTAGAGCTCGTTACCCTCGAGCTTGGATTCAGGCTGCTCGAGACCGAAGATCCGCTCGAGCGCGAATCTCGAGTAGTTGCTGTGGATGACATCACCGATCCTCACGCGGACCATCGGCGAGGCGGCCACCGTCTGACTGAACGGCTGCGTGTATGTGTTCTTATCTACGCTGATCCTGTCGCCCTCGCTCCACTGCGGGTAGACCATATTCACGAGCTTGTTCACCGAATACCACATCTGTGAGTGGTCATCGGGACTCGTGGAGACAATGACGAAAGTGAACGCGATCGATCTCGTCGTGTTCTTGTAGATCTGGACGGGATCCATCCTGCCGAAGCCGTCGACCGACGTGTAGTTCGCGCTGTAGCTGTCGGTGAGCTGGGACAGGAACGCGTGGAATGAGAGTATCTCGTTCGTCCTCACGTCGTGAATGTAGAACGGCATGTATTCTGAGTCGAGGAGCTGCTCGTGATACGCCCTGTCCTCGGGAGAGATGCGACCCGTGCTAGACGCGATCTTTCTCGAACGAAGGTTTCGCAGGGAAGAGAGACCAGTCGTGATTCCGCCGTCTGACACGAACCTCTGTCGACCGAGTGACTTGACGAGGCCTTCGGTGACGAGCTCGCTGCGTGTGTAGCCAAGCGAAGTGTGCGACCACGCGAGGCGCTTCGATCCCGTCGTTTCTTTAGACCTCGAGACGCGGCGCTGAGCGGTCTCGAACGCGTTCACGGTAGCGCCAGACGGACTGTTCGAATCTCCGCCCGCAGGATAATTCACGCCCGCAGGACTGTCGGGCGTGCTCAAAGCGTCGGCCTCGCGAGCCTTGCCGTTCACTATGCCGAGACGGGCACAGACGTCGACAAATCTCACGAGCTTGGAGCTTCTAAAGGCTTGGAAAGTTGCGATAGGACCCGCGTCAGACTGCGCCGTGTCGACGAAGAGTGCGAGATCTCGCGCAACTTCTCTTACGATCGTCAGATAAAATCCCGGAGAGAGCGAGACATTCAAAATTGCCGCGCCTATGTTGCTGCCCAGAGACAGTGACGCAGCTCCTGCGCCACCGCTGACCGAATTCGTATCGATACCCAGGATAGCCAGTGACCCTTCGAGGGCAGCGGAAAAATATTGTATGATTCCCAAATCACCATCGTAAGGCTGCAGGACCCCGAGGATCTTAGAAATAAGATTTCCGATGTTCTGCAAAAATCCTGAAAACCCCGCTCCCCCCGTAGGATCTCCAGACGCGAAAAGGGAGCGTCCAAAGTCCGGTCCTCTCTCAGACCCGAGAGGCAGAGGGTCAGTTGTCGGATTCGGTCGAGGAAGTCTATTGACGAACAATGAGATGACAAGAGAGACGACGGCCGACGCAGCAAAAAGTGCACCGTATGCGAGAAGAGCCAGCGGAACCGCTTCAAATGTCCCTGATCCAGAGAAACTTTGAAGATAGCTGTTCAATTGCCCGTACGTGCGACCGTTGTATTTCGTGGGAGAGGCTCCGACGACGTCTGACTGGTCGAAGGCCACACGCGGAGAGATGTCAGCCGCCTCGTCGTCTCCAGACTCGCTGCCCTCGAACGTGAGAGATGAATCTCCACCTATTCTCGATCTGTCGGCTGCCGGACGCAGGGCATCTGTCCTCACTCTCAGGTCTTCCGCGAGTCCAGTTTCGAAATTAGGAATTCCAATTCTTGGAAGCGAATTTTTGAGCGCAGCGCTCTCCACACTGCTCATATTCACGAGACCGCCGCCGGGACCCGCCACGCCGCCCGCGGCATTGAGCATCGACACCAGCGCCGCCTTTCGCATCGACTCGAAGACGTTCTTGCCCGTATCGGGCCCCTGTCCCGTGAACGTCGGTGACTCTGGGACTGCGGCCGAGAAAGTCTTTGAGGTGAACTTACCGCGCGCAGTGAATCGATTGGACGACAGGACGCCCTCTGCAGCACTGCGGGCGCGTTGGGAGTTCACGGCCTCGTGACCGGTGACGCCGCCGTTGACAGACCTCTCGGCCGAGGGCTCGACGCGAACGACCTCACGGAGGTCAGGGTCAGTGATGGGCGTGCGGAGGTCGGGGGCGAAGCTGCCGGGCGACTGCCTGCTCGCGTCTGCCGTGATTTCCGTTGTGCCCTCGTCCACCGGGAACGCATTCGGGCGGGGCGGCATGTATGTGTATGTCCCGCCACCCTGCTCGGGAGGCGTGAAGGACTCTGCCCCGCCGCGGGTCCGGGTCGACAGGTAGTCGCTCAGGCGCCGCTTGGCGCGAGGCGTGATGTCCCTGCCAGACTCATCGAGAATGTAGTCTCCCGGACCAATTCCTTTCGGCATCTACTCAGCCCTTCCTGTCGCCGATCGCTGCCGCGACCTGCTCGTCGGTAATTTTTTCTTTCGAGAAGCTCGTTGTGAACCCGTCGGCTGCCGATCCCGCGACTGCGAAGAAGTCGTCGAGGATGCTGTTCACCTGAGCGAGCTGCTCGGGCGTGACGGCGGCGGTGAGCTGCTTCCACATCGCGTCGTTTTCGAGCTCTTTCCTGATCCTGTCTCTTGTATTCATCGTCCTGCTCTGAAATTGTCTCTTGCAGTGACAAGAGCGTTGGTTGAATTTGCTATTCTTGAATTACCGTCCTGCTTAGTTGCGCTTGACGCAACTGTAAAGACGCTTGTTGTGAATTTTAGAGCGTCAAACTGAACGTTAAGGTTCATGTTGATGTTGATGGGCTTACTCTCAATCTTTATTTTTTTGTTGTTGATCAGAAGCTTGCTATTAAGACTGTCGACGGTCGCATCGAGACTTCCCATCTTGAGATCGCTGAGAAATTCATCAAGCTCTGCAAGCTCGTCGGCAGCCTTTTCTACGTAAGCGACAAGATCGCCTGAATACTTGTCGCCGAATTCCTTTGCAAGATTTCCAGTTGAGCTCATTCTTGTAAGAACGCTTTCGAGATTCCCAAGAAGCATTTCGTCGAAAACCTTCAAGTTCGCGATCGCTTGTGACATAGCCGAAGGATCGATGCTTTCGTTGATCTTTTCCGCGAGCTGCTCGAACATCGAGAGAGCGCCAGTGTCTAGATTCTCGATAGAGGTCCGCATCTGCTTGAGAGCCTCGCCGTTGATTCCGGCGACTATCTTGAGCATGTTGTCGATTCCCGCGTTGAGATTCT